GGGTGTAGAAAACCGCTGTGTTGATGATCAACATCTGCACTCGGGCTATCATGAGGTCCCAGAAGAGGTCCCTGGGCACACTACCATTGGTGTGGATCTCAGTCACCTCCTGCGCCTGCACAGTCATGGCGAGGACACGCTCACGGTGCCCCTCGGCATACAGCCCATCCACATACTCACGGGCGCGGCGCAAGGACTCGATGCCCATGTAGCGGTCGGAATCGACACTCGCCGCCCTGTACTCCTCCACCAACTGCTCCCAGGTGGGGAATTCAACGGTGGCATAACTCTCCGGAACACTGGCCCGCAGAATCGATCGGAGGACTGGGATCTTCGCTTCAAAAACCTCGCGCCCGTACCAGAAGTACTCACGCGCAGCTGTGACCACACGCTCGCCGGCATCGACATAAACGTGCTTGTCAGAGGGGAGGGACACCACCAGCATCTTGCCTATTGACGCTTCGTCGAGCGGCGCCACGTAGGCCTCCAACTCAGCCTCCCACCGAAAGCTGCGCTTGAGGAAGGTGACCTGGTCGATGGTGCGAAACGGAACGTCGCCAGTGCTCTTGTCGGCAGCAGTGTACGTAACCCCTATGCGCGCCAACTCCTCCGAGATGTTGTTGTGGCAGAACCACGGCACCATGACATCCTTGGTGTCATCATCACCGTACGTGATCTGGCTCACGAACATTCGGTAGTCCCGCACCTCGCCGAGGGGGTGGAGGCGCTTGTAGGCATATCGGCTGTAGAAAGAGTTCATCAGACAATTGATGACCACTGTGAGTGTGTGCCCAGAGGGGTTGTGTCCGAAAAACTCGTACAGGTCCCCGTCAAAACACACAAAGCAGAAGGCCACATCTTCGCCCATGCACTCGACCACCCGCAGGTGCTCCTGTGTGGCGCCGCATCGACGTAGGATCTCTCGGATCGCGCGGAACGCCTCTAAGATCCAGGAAGCTCCAGCCTTGAGGTCATACCACTTGTAGTCACCATCAATCTTCTGGCCACTACCGGAACGGCTGAGGTACTGCGCCAAATGGTGCCACTCACGGGATTGGGCCACCAAACCTGGGGCAGCCTCGAAGAGAAGTTTGTTCTTCATGATGACGCGGACCAGGGCGGACGTATGCATACGGGCCACGAGACTGTGGTCCACAGGGAGTCCGTTGATGGCGCGGGTCTGGTGATCACTCACCTTGGCGGCGGAGCGCGGTTCGTCCTTGTTGTGCTTCACGGCAATTGGGCTGGCCCGCCTACCGGAAACATAACGCTGGTACATCACCTCAGCACGATCCAGAACCGGCTTGGTGAAGGTACGCTTGACCTGGTACAAATCGTCTGGAGGCAGCTCGACTGTCACATGGCGCTTGGTAGCCATGGAGGGGAACCCGGCACTGGTCTTGAAATTCATGCTGTCGATGAACCGTGTGCCCGGGACACCATTTATGGCTGCCTCGACACTGAGGATGGTGGCCGCCTCAGCCTTGTCCTCCTCGCTGAGTCCGGCCATGACCTCGTCGATGTACGCATCAGAACACTCCCGAAGGAGATGCTCATCCGTCAGACGCTCCTGCTGCAGGATGGGAAGAATCTGGTTCCTTC